GTCATCCACTGGCATGCGGCCAACTTGACCGCATTCCCGCAGAGCAACGTGGAAACCTTGCAGTTTGAACGCGACCTGACCTTGGCCAAGGGCGTGACGGTCGAGGTTCGTTCGTGGAAGAACGGCAAGGCCTATACCGAAACCTACCCGAACAGCAGTGCCAAGGGCATCGCTCCGGGGCAGGCCGTCGCCAAGCGTCAGGTGTACAGCATCGTGCGCAGCGGCTTGGATCGGCAGGGTGCGCAGGCATTGGCCCAGGCCACCCACAAGCAAATCACCGCTCACGAAATGCGCATGAGCGCGTCGATGCCGGGCGACAACCTGCTAGCACCGAACACGATCGTACGCATAGAAGGCACCGACTCGACTTTCGATCAGCTGTATTACGCCGACTCGGTTCGGCGCTCGATGAGCTTCGAAAGCGGCTACACGATGAGCCTGACGGCCAAGAACCATAACCCTAATTCGATGGTGCTGCCGTGATCGGACAATTGACCAACGCGCTCCGGCTACACCGGGGCGACGGAAGCTCGGCGCCGCGCAAGGGCACGATCTCCGGCTACGACCCAACAAGCCATAGCGTGAAGGTGACGGTTCAGCCCGAAGGGTTCGACACCGGCTGCATTCAGCTTTCGGCGCTGGGCGTGGGCAATGGCTGGGGCGTGCTGACCGGGCCGCAACTGGGCGATGAGGTCGCCGTCTCGTTCGATGGTGGCGATCTGAACTTGGGGCATGTCACTGGACGCTATTTCAGCGATGTCGCGCCGCCCCCAGCCGTGCCATCAGGGGAGACGTGGGTCGTCCACAAGTCTGGGTCTCTGCTCAAATTCAAGAATGACGGCACGGTATCGCTGCATTCCAGCGTATCCATCAGCTATGACGCACCGCAGCACAACTTTACAGGCGGTCCCGTTGCGATGGATCACACGCTGACGGTAACCGGTGGCGACGTTGTAGCGGACGCCATAAGCCTGAAAACGCACAGAACCAGCGGCGTTCAGTCCGGCAGTGGCACTTCCTTGGTACCAGTCCCATGAATGACCTGAACCACTACGTCGGTGGCGATCTATCGCGCTCGCCGACCGGCGATCTATCGACCGTCTCCGGCATGGAGCGCGGCAAGCAGCGACTTCTGCGCAGACTGATCACCAATCCAGGCGATTACCTGTTCCATCCTGAGTACGGCGCAGGGCTCGGCCGGTACGTCGGCGCACTGATCAATATCCCTGAGGTCATCGCGCTGATTCGCGGGCAGATCCTGCTCGAGGATTGCGTCACGAAAACTCCGGCGCCGGTAATTCGGGTGTCGGCGCAGAACGACACTCTGGCCGTGGCTATCAGCTACACCGATGCGCCATCTGGCGAGCCGGTAACGCTCTCATTTGAGGTAAATCGCTGATATGGCATCGCTCAATATCAAGAGCTTCACTGACCTGGTGCGCGATCAGGTATCAGCTATACAGGGAAGGGCAGCAGGTCTTGTCGACTTTACTGTCGGCTCGCTTCTTCGGTCCTGCGCCGAAAGCAACGCTAGTGCCTTGCAGTGGCTCCAGCAACTGATCGTCACGCTACTGATCAATACGCGCGCCTCGACCTGCTCGGGGCTCGATCTTGACAGTTGGATGGCAGACTTTGGCTTTGCTCGGCTGTCAGCCAGCTTTGCCACTGGTAGCGTCACCTACTCGCGATTCACGGCGACCAACTCAGCGCTGATCCCGATTGGCTCGCTGGTCGGCTCGGCGGATGGATCGCAGCAATTCACGGTAACAATCGATACTGCGAACGCGACCTACAACGCCACGCTTGGCCGACGACTGCGAGCAGTCAGTTCGGCATCGCCTACCAAGCAGACCGGAAAGTTTATTTCCTGTTTTTGACGCTGCTCAATACGGCCACGCAGCAGGCATCAATGACTAGTCTTTCGATTGCCGGAGCTGTTCCGCTCAACGCTAAAACAGTATCTGGGCAAGCTACTGTGGGGGGGACTCCAACGGCAACGTCTTCCGCAATGGATGTCTCGGGATCGGCAAGCGGGATTGGGGGCCAATTTTTTAATGCGTATGTCCTGGCTGGCGGAACTAGTCAGGCGCAATTCAATGATTTGCCTCTGATTACACCGCAAACTTTGTATTACATCGCTACAACGGGGGCTGCCTCGGGAGTTTTCGGCCTACTAGCCAGCGCATATACATTCTAAGGAGAGGCATATGGCCGTTTTTGTTCAGTTTTCAGATTCAAGTGAGACGACCGTGGTCGCGGTTTTCGGATGCCCTCAAGATCCTGAAATCCAATCAAATCAAGGGGCAGTGGGTGAGGATGATCCGCGCTATATCGCCTTTATTGCGCCGCCAGTGGTTGAGGTGGTAACTGCACCGCTGGACAAACTGAAAGCCTTCCTGACGGACAATCCCGATGTGGCGGCGATTTTGAAGTAATTGGCCGCAGTGCTGACCCGTCCGCCCAGTGCGGTTTTTTTTCGCCTGGCGAAAAGTGGAAGTCCCTCCCCCCGATGCATCCCCTGCCTGTTGAGGTTTTTATGTTCCTGTTAAGTTTTCCGCGCGCCTTGGCGCAGTGGGTGTTTCTGTTCGTGTGTAATGTGGTGCTGCTGTTGGGCCTGGTGGTGGTCGCGGTGGCGATCCCTTTCCGGGTTTCCGGGGTGTCGGTCAGTGATGGCCGGTCGATCGTCAATCTGCCGCGCTGGGTCTGGCTGTGGGGCAACGACTTCGATGGGTTGCTGGGTGACAAGCACGGCACCTGGGCGGCGTCGACGCCATTCGGTCTGCCGGCAGACTCGTTTATCGCGATGTACACCTGGGCCGCATTGCGCAACCCGATCAACAACATGCGCGGCCTGTCGCTGTTTGCTTGCCCGGTCGCAGACTGCACGATCAGTGGCTATGGCCAGGGCTATGTGCGGGACAAGCCGGGACTGGGCGGCTGGCAATTCGTGATCGCCAAACGCGGACTGCGCCGCTGGTACGGCTTCTATTGGGTGCATCAGTGGTCCGAGACGCGCGCCCTGATCGTGCGCTTGGGCTACAAGATCGCGGTCAGTGATGCGGGGCAGGTCGAGCCGCCGATTGGTATGACCACCAAGATCAATCTGTACAAGGACATTTCCTGATGTCCATCACTCGGCAGCAACTGCTGCAGATCCTCCCGAACGCCGGCCCAGTTGCCGGCGTTTTTGTACCCGCACTCAACACGGCTATGGGCAAGTATCAGATCATCACGCCGAAGCGGATCGCGGCCTTCCTGGCGCAGGTCGGCCATGAGTCGGCGCAACTGACGCAGCTGGTCGAGAACCTGAACTACGGGGCGCCCGGCCTGATGGCGACTTGGCCGAGCCGGTTTCCCGCGGCGCTGGCCGCCCAAGTCGCCCGCAAGCCTGAACAGATCGCGAACATCGCCTACGCCTCGCGCATGGGTAATGGCCCGGCAGCCACCGGTGACGGCTGGAAGTTCAAGGGGCGCGGCCTGATTCAGGTAACCGGCTGGACGAATTATCAGGCGTGCGGCGCAGCCTTGGGCATTGACCCGCTCAATCACCCGGAACTGTTGGAGCAGCCAATCTATGCCGCGCTGTCTGCTGCCTGGTACTGGTCGATCAATGGGTTGAATGGGCTGGCTGACGCAGGTGCGTTCACGGCGATCACACAGAAGATCAATGGTGGCCAGAATGGCGCTGCTGACCGGCTCGCCCTCTATAACAAGGCACTGGAGGTTCTGGCATGACATCAATATACGCGAAGGTCGGCGGCTTCCTGCTGTCCATCCTGCTGATCTTCGGCGCGCTGTTCGGCGCCTATCACCACGGCGAGACGGTCAAGGATGGTGAGTGGCAGTCCAAGTGGGATGACCGCAATACCCGAGACGAAGCTGCTGCGCTGACCAACGAAACCGCCGAGCGCGATAAAGAGCAGGCTCGCCAACACTCAATCAATAAGGCAATCGAAGATGGACAACAAAGGATCGACAGTGCGACCTCTATTGCTGCTGACGCTAATGCTCGGGCTGTCAGCCTGCACGACGCAGCCGACAAGCTTGCCAGTCGCCTCGCAGCCAGTGAAGCCAGCGGCAATTCCTGCGCTACCGCCGCAAGCAAGACAGCTGCCCGCGCCGCAGTGGTGCTTGCCGACGTGTTCAAGCGCTCTGATCAGAGATCGGGCGATCTGGCAGGATATGCTGACCAAAGCCATGCGCGTGGAGTGACGTGCGAGCAGGCGTTTGATGGTCTGGGTAAATAAAGAAGGGATTGTGTTCGGTCGGCAGGACGCCGG